GTTCAGTCCGGGGGGTCAACCGCGGGCGAAATCGCCATCTGCTATTGGCTGGCGACCCAGAAAGGCGGGGACATCCAATACAACTGGCAGAACGATGAGCAGGCCGGGGACAGGTGGATCAAGCGGGTTGAGAAGATCCTTAAAGCCTGCGGGGCGGTCATGGTTCGCTTCCCCGTCGGCCCGACCGGACGTCACAAGTGGACCAAGGGAATCATCGTGTTCCCCCACTGCAACCTGACCATGCAGGGGGTGAACCTCGCCCGCAATGTGGCTTCGGACTCGATCCGGTTCCAGGTGAACGAAGAGTTGCACGACGCCGAGGGCGGCTGGGCTCCCGGCCGGCTTCAACAATGCCGGAACCGGACAACGGCGTTCTGGAATCCGGTTATCTTCAACATCTCGAACGGGGGCCACAAGGGCACGGAATTGCACCAGGCGTTCGAGCGGGGGACCCAACAGCATTGGGAGGTCAAATGCCCCAAGTGCGGGCTATTCCACGCCATGCGAACGCGCTGGGAAGAGAAAACGGGGCACCTGGGGGGTCTGCGCTACAACGCCGATGGCTGCCGGCTGCCAGATGGGACGTACGACTACCCGAAGCTTGCGCCAACCGTCCGCTTCCAAATGCCCTGCGGTTGGGAGTTCCCCGACGACCTGTCCATCCGCAAAAAGCTATCTTTGAGCGGCGGGTACTCGAGCCCGCGCAATCCCGGGGCTGTTTTGACTGAGAAAAGCTTCACTTTAGAGGCTGTTTCGGTCGATTACATCCCGTTTTTGACCTTGATCCAAGAGAAACACCGGGCTTTACGGGCCATGAAACTGGGCGATCCGAAGCCGTATTGGGACTATTTGAGGGAGCGGGAATGCCAATTTATCGACCCGGAGGACCGGCCAATGGTCGCCCACATCGTCAAAAGCAAGGTTACAAAGCTTGGGCAAGGGCTGGAAAAGCGCATGGAACGCTATGGCGCCCTGGATCGGCAGCAGGGAAGCATGGAAAAAGGCGAGGTTCCGCATTGGTGGGGGCTGATCCAGGACATTGAAGAGTTGCCAGGGGGCAAATTGCACATCCTAACCGTCTGGGAAGGCAAATTGATGACCGACGATGACGCGGCCGCGGTCATGGCCCGGCACGAGGTCGACCCGGCCAAGGTGGTGTGCGATTCGGGCGATGACACCGTGCACGTCTATCAATTCTGCCTGTTACACGGGTTCAACGCGATAAAGGAGTCAGGGGAGGACCGATTTGCTCATACCGTGGTCATGGGGGACACCAAACGGACGACGTATCACATCTATTCGAAGCCGACTTTGCTTTGTGACGCCGCGCGGGCGCCGCGGAGCGCCGCCGACATGAACGACGAGCCGCGTTACTGGCTGTGTTCGCACATCGGCATACGCGACCGGCTGGCGTGGTTGCGGGCGAGCTCGGACGTGACCTACGAGATCCCGTCCGATGTGTCCGAGGACTTCACCAAACACTTTAACGCCGAGACGCGGCAGGAGTTCAAACGGCCCAAGACTGGCGAGATCTCACATGAATGGGTCCAGCACAGCCGACGCAACGACCTGTTCGTGTGCGCGTGTTACATCGCCATGCTGATGGAAATTGACGGGTATATCGGCGCAATCCCAGAAAGGAAACAGACGGAATGAAATGGAAAATGGACACAGAGCACAAGCCACACCAAGAAACCAACTGGATACAACTTCCGGGGATGTTCGATGCCTTAAGGCTTATTTCTGATATCGCGCCCAAGGCTCCCGCCGAGGAACAGGCCGAACTTTGGAAGCTCGCCGTTGAGCTCGCAAAGCGAATAACAGAGACGACTATCAATCTGGAGAAACCAATGCCCAAACTCCCATGAACGCAGCAGCCTTAAGCCAACAAATAGCGGGGGTCATCAATCACGCGATCCAAAGCCGGGAGACCGACCCGGGCGAGGTGATTATGATCTTCGAAATGTTGAAACTCGACATCCACGGCAGCCTGCGGGACCAGGCCAAAGAGCAGGCCAGCCCGATAATCCCATTCCGTGGAAAAATCAATCCCAATGGAACCTAACATGACCGACCGGAAAAACTGTAAGCAACTCGCTGAGGCACTCGGGCGCGGAGTGCGCTTCATTTACGACATGCGCCGCGGTGGATTTCCAATGCCTTCAGGGTACGCCACCGTCCAATCCGCAGAGGCCTGGCTGACCCAAAATCCCAAGCCGAGCCGTTTCCGAAGTCAGAAAAAGTCAGTTCCCGTCAGTTCCCGTCACAAAAAGTCATAAGTTGACCCCTTACGCTAAGTGCAAATTTTGCACTTAGTGGATCGTGGCAGCGATTCAGGCTTCAATTCGCCGGGGGTTTCTCCGATCCCTGTACAATCAGGCTGTCGCCAATGCGGCGAGCCTTCAGGAAGCACTTCAAGGGTTCCAAGACGGTTGTTTCACCGCAGTCAGGACCGGACGACTCATTGTTAATTCGTCTGGTACCGGCCATTCCAGTTCTTTCGAGATTCCCGGGATAGTTCGCGGCTTCACGCAGGATCAGGTCTTCGGGTTGTCCGAAGATTTCCTGCAAATCTACACGGACACCGTTGCCGCACTCTCCGCTGCCAGCGCCGACGGGTCGGATGCCTCCGTTTTCGCCGCCATGCTGGCCGATGACCGGATGCAGAGCATCACCCGGGTTCGGGACAGCTTCACCCTTCTCAACCTCAATCCAAGTGGGCCGCTTACTCAATAAAATCCGTGAGTTCGGCCGCCGCGTCAAAGCGCGGTACGATGCTGCCTGGCAGAACTGGGGCGAACGGTCCTGGCTATGGGCCACGCTACAGGATGCGCGGCTGGACATCGACAAGTTCACCCGGGAAGAAATCCAGCGCAAACACCGAGAGTTCGTTCGCAACAACGGCATTTGCCAGCGGCTTCGTTACCTGTTCCTTCAGTTTTCTTCGGGCGTTTCTGGCCTCGACTGTATTCCCAACTCGGAAAACGAGGATTGGAACGTCTCGCGCAAGGCGTCGTTTGATTCGTGGTCTGAGGATTGTTTCGTCGATTCAAAACTGACTCTCGGACAGGGGACAATTCAGTGGGCTGGGGCGTTGTTCGATGACGGGGAGGTTTTCATTCACCTGACGACCGGGATTAACGCGCTGGGCAAGCGCGTGCCGATGTTGGCGACGTATGAGGCCCATCGGTGCATGACCCCGACCGATAAACGGGGGGAAGAGGGCAAAACCATCGTGGACGGCGTGCAGGTTGATGAGTTTTTCAAGCCCCTGGGCTACTGGATTCGGGACGGGCGCGACACAAAGGACTTCAAGCTGATCCCAGCGACGGAAATGCTTCACATCTTCAAAGCGCGGCGTCCCGGTATGCTTCGCGGTTTGCCCGAGGGCTATCCAGTGATGAACGTCCTGCACGACTTCTCAGACCTGCACAAATTGCAGATGCAGAAGGCGAAGTCTGCGGCGGTGGTGGCGAACATCATCAAGAACGCCGCGGGCGAGGCCGATCCTTCCAATTTCAGACGGTCGAGGATGCAGATCCAGACCCAGAACGCCACAGGTCAGGCTGTTAATAAGGAAAGCCCCCAGTTTTACGATGAACAGTTGGCGGCCTACACGAAGTACCTAAAGACCGGGGAAGAGATGCAGCAATTCCGTTCGGACGATCCGTCCGTGGTCGTCCAGCAGTATTGGGAGTTCCTGATCAGCCTGATTTGCGCGGGCTACAACACGCCCAAGCTTTTGGTTTTCCCGTATTCGATGCAGGGGACGGTCGTTCGGTTTGATGTGGACATTTGTTCAACGTCCTTCCGGGCCAACTTCGAACACATAGCTTGGGCATTGCGGCGGATTTACCGTTGGCAAACAAACTGGGCGGTTAAGTTTGACAGGTCAATGGACGCGCCCCGACCGGCATACGTTCTCAACGTTGTCATTCAGCCGCCTCGCCCACCCAACGCCGACCTTGGTTACAACGCCCAGGCACTCGAAACCGAGTTGCGATTAGGGACCAGAACATACCAGGACGTTTACGCCGAACGCAACCAGGATTGGCGAACGCAGATCCGACAGATCGCGGAGTTCGAATCCGAGGTGGATAAACTCGCCAAAGAGTTTGGAATCACCCCGGAACGCATTGCGCAGAAGTTGAAGGACGCGCCCGCGCCACCCGCCGACGGAAATGTCCCGGTAAAACAGGAGGCTGTCCCCGCATGAAATGGTTAGTCGTAAATGCCAAGGCTGATGATTACGAAATGGTGATCTCCGGCCAAATCGGTGGATCGATATTCGACGATTCCGGCACCACATCAAAGGAGTTTCGAGATGAGTTTTCCAAAATCCCACAAGGGAGAAAAATTACCCTCCGCATCAATTCCCAAGGCGGTAGCGTCAAAGACGGGCTTGAAATCTACCACATGCTTAAGTCTCGCAGCTCGGACGTTACCGCATACGTCGATGGGTTCGCGCTTTCTATTGCTAGCCTCATACCGCTCGCTGCCGACCGCGTAATTTCCCCCAAAGGGTCGCTGTGGATGCTTCACAAGCCTCGCGCCGAGACGTACGGGACGGATGAGGATCACCTCCAGAACGCCGAGATGCTGAAAACCTGCGGGGAGATGATGGCAGACGTTTACGCCGACGAATTGGGAAAATCCAAGGCCGAAATGTTGGCGGTCATGAAAAAGGAGACTTGGTTTACGGGCTTGGAGGCAACCGCCTTCGGGTTATCCGATGAAACGCCCGAGGAAGATTCCAAGCCCGCTTTCGCCAAAATCGACCTCAGCAAATACCACAACATTCCGCCCAACATTTTCAACATGCTTTCCGGCCCTGTTCGGCCGGCAGAACCAAAACAAAACATTATGAATAAAGACAAACTGATTGCTGTGCTTTCAAAGCGCGGCGTCACCGCCTCTGCCGACTGGACGGACGAACAGTTCGAGCAGGCGCTTAACGGCCTGGGGGATGCAACCGCCCGGGTTCCCGATCCGAATCTCGACAACGCCGAGGCCAATAAGCGCATTCAAAAGCTTGAAGCGCGGGTTGAGGCTGAAAAGTTTTCTCGCCTGCGCGCGGAAGTCACGAAGCGCGGGGAGAACAAGATCGCCAACGAGGATCTTGATTACTGGACGCAACGGGCAATGGAGGACGAAACCCAAACGTTCGCTGTCATCGACAGAATGAACGCCATCAACCCCGGCGCCGGCGCGGCTCGCGGGACAATCGAAATCCTGAACGAAAACCCGCTGGAAAAGATCCAGAAAGAGCACAAAACGCCCCAGGCGCGAGCCGCGGCGATGCAGCTCGACTGGTCGGGCATCTACGCCGATGCCGTGAAGCGGGACCAGCGCAAGGGCGAACTGCCCATGGCCAGCAACACCTATTCCGCAACATTGGTTACGTCGTTCCTTATGGATGGATCGGTTACCAACCTGCAGAACCGCTGGGCGATGCTCAAAGCGTTCAGCATCGATACCAGTCCAGACCCCTACAAGCCCAAGGCTACCGGAGTCCTGAAACACGTCACTGCAGGAACCGCCTGCCAAGTGGACGCGACCAACTTCGAGCTTGGCGATACCACTGTGGCGCCCTCGAGCGTGGTCATGCACCAGTACACCCAGCCGTTCAACGTCAGTAACGCTGACCTGAACAGCGGGCTTCGGATGAATGACCTGGTGACGTTGAACACGGCGCTGTTCTCCAACGCCGTAATTGAGGCCGCAACGGTCCCGATGACCGCTGCCATCTTTGGCGCCGCAACGGTGGTTTCCTCGGCGGCCGCGTTCAGCTTTACCGACATGGCGGCCCTTCAGGCGGCTTTGAAGAAATCACCCATCAAGAATCTGATTCTGGATGGTGCCTATATCGCCCGAATCTCAAACACCCCCGGGTTTTTCCAAACGGCCGGCGTGGTCGGCGGCGACACCGGAGCGTGGAAGGCGTTCGGATGGGATCTGATCGCCCAAAACACGGATTGGGTCGGCGCCGGTGCCAATGTGCAGGGATTTGCCTGCCATCCTCAGGCCATCGCGGGAATTGTTGGGTTGCCTCTCGCGCCCGCGATGATTCCTGGCGGCATCCTGTCTCAAAACACGTTCCTGGTGCCCGGACTGGATATCACTGTCGCGCTGTATCAATGGTTCAACCCAGCGACCCGCGTTAGCTGGATGAGCTATGACGTTATGGCGGGATTCGTCCAGGTGGACACAACCGCGGGCTTCCTGCTCACCAGCCAATAATGAAAACACTTGTTCTGGGTTACAAGACGGTTGACGGAACCGGAGACCCGGTCGTTGTGGCCGGGCCAGAGGTTCCCCGCACCGAGGCGCATGACATCTTCATGAAGGCCAAGGGGCTGGATAAGAAATTCCCGTCGGGGATTAAGCATCTCGAATTTTGCACGATTGAGATAGTCGATCGCGCCATCGTTATCGAGGTTAAGACCCCCAAACAGGAAGCCGCTGAGGCTAAAGCCGAAGCCAAAGCTGAGGCCAAGCAGGAAGCTGCCGACGCCAAGGCGGAAGCCAAAGAAGCCAAGGAAGCCAAAGCCGAATCGAAAACCCAAACAACTTCATCGAAAACCAAATGAAAAAACTACTTTCAATTCTCGGGCTGGTGCTTCTGTGCGCCAGCGTCAAAGCACAAACGCCGATCTACTCGCCCCAGTCTCTCGGGGTGTTCACCTGCGCGGCCGCCACGGCAACCAACCTTGGCTACGTTATTTCGTGCGGGAAACAGGCCAACGTTGCGATCCAGGTCGCATCCACGAACAGTGCCGACCTCACCGGCACCGGAAACACGTTGTATTACTACCAGCGGTCGCTTGAGGGCGTCTATTACGAGACAAACCTGAGCGTGTTCGCTGTTCCTGGGCAGGGGAAGAACCCGGCCACGGTCGTAACCAATATCCCGACGCAGGGCGCGGGCTACATCCGTATCGCTTACGCAACAAATGCGTTCGGGGCATCCACGAACCTTGGATGGGGTCAGATGTGGTACGGGGTGAAGATCAGCGCACCATAATGCTCACACTCGGGCAGGAAATCATTCTCGAGGGATTTCGTGCGCGTCTCGATGTATCAGGAAGAACAATCTGGGTCGGTGCTCCCGATTATCAATCAGCGCAAGTGCTGTTTGAGACTGTCACCGAGCTCGACCCGGACTTCGACCTGGTGTCAGACGTGCGCGAAGCCTGCCGGATGCACCTGATTGCGCCCGGGCCAGACATAAGGCCAACCGAAACCATTCTGGACGGCCCCGAACCGTTGCACCCGGACAATCGGTGGCGGGTGATACCGGGCAAGCGGCTGAACAACCCAACTGACCCGATCAAGTCGTATCTGGTGGCGAAAATCCTGTGATAACCGCAACCATCGAATCCTCAAACCTGAATCGCGTGCTGGGCGACCTGCAAAGGGCGCTGTCTGGTTCCGGACAGGCTTCGGACCTGCCGACGATTGTTAAGGATGAATCGCGACGGTTGGCAATGGAGATTTCCAACGACACGCCGCCCAAAAGTAAGGGCCGGCTGGAAAAGAAAATCGCCAAGGATGTGGGGCAGGCATTCGCGACCGTGGATGGCAACATTGAAGCCAGGGCGCAAGGCAAAGGCGACATGCGATGGCTGGTTGCCGGCCCGAAGTTCCTTTACGGCATCCGACCCGATCAGGATATGCGCAAAGGCGGGGGCGACCTGCTTTCCATCTATCGGAAATTGCGCGGGAAAGACCAGGGCAAGAAACTGATCCCGCTGGGGAACAGGGGGCATCAAAAGGTTTACCGCATCAACCGGATCATCGTTCAGAAAAAGGCCAAGACCGGCTTGGCGAGGCAGTTGATGGGCAAGGTCGGCCGTTGGCGGGCTTCCTGGGCGGCCAGCGCAATGGCGATGGGAGAGACATTGATCCCGGCCTGGGTGAAACGCCACATCCCCAGCCCGAAGGCTGTTACCGAGCTGGGCGGGCTCGCCAATGCTAGCCGGCCATCTGTCCTGTTCGGCAGTCATTCCCCCGGGGTAATGAAGCAGGCCGACAGGATTCGCAAGGCGCTGGTCGTGCGCCAAAAGAAGATCGTGGCGCGGATCAAATACATCCTGAACGGCTATAAAATGGACGTGAAACAAAGGGTGCCAATACGGCCACGGGGAAAGGAGTCAGCGTATGCCGCAGGCGCCTAGTTACGAACCGCTTTATGACCTGGAGACGCCCCTTGAGGAAGCGGTTGCTGCGCTGTTGGTCGCGGCGGGGTTTTCGGCGCTGACCAGGCTTAATGCCAACGCCGAGTTTCAGCAGCAACGCCCGCGCGTGAATATCGTTGCGCGAGAGAACGGCCCGACCGCGCAAGCCCACATTCATTTAGTCCCCGAGACGCATGAACAGCACATCGAC